AAATATATCAAATATATATCAAATATACACCTATTTATTCTTTTATATCATTTTTTATGTTATTTTTTAAATGTAATTGACAATAGTTATATCCTAATTTACAATTACGACTACACCTTTTACCTTTATTTTTACCCCGTTGTAATATTTGTTCACATTTACTGATTGTATAATTATCAATCGCATTTATAGTTAGATTTTCAGTATCATGAATACCATGAATTATTTTTTTAACACCATTTACAATTGGTAAAAAATTATTTGTTGAACGACAATATGGACAATGGTTATTTTTCATATTCTTAAACGATAAAAGTAAACAATTATAATGGAATGAATGGTTACATCCTAGTGTATGAAAATAATCATCATTTTCTTCTCCACAGATTGAACATAGTTTTTTTTCCATTATTTAAGTATTTAATAATATTATATATTGATCTCTTAAATGATTTTATTTCATACAGATTACAATATAAACAAAGATAAAATTATTTTTAAAAAATCAAGACAATATTCAAATAATTTTACATTTATTCCGATTCAATATGATAAAAAAGATTTTATTATTCAAACACCACAATGTTTCATACCATTTGAATTAAAAAAGTTTTCTATTCATTCAAAGAATACATACCTTGATATTACCTTTCAAAATAAGCACCAAGAATTAATTAATTTTTTTCAAACCATTTACGATAGAACTTTTAATAAATATTCATTAAAATTTCAAGTCGAACCATTTATTAAGGAAAGTCAATTCTCTAAATGGATGCGTTTTAAAATATCTGAAACTTGTATTTTCTACAATCAAAAAAAAGAAAAGATTGATTCATTTAATCCAAAAACCTTTGGGACATTTTTAATCCATCTTTCAGGTCTATGGTTAATGGATAATAAAATTTGGTTCCATTGGACAATCATTCAAGCAAAAATATATTTACCTGTACAACTCAAAGAGTATATCATTATTGATGATGATAATGATAATGAAAACATAAAAAAAATTCCACCTCCACCACCTCCGCCACCGCCACCTCCGCCACCTCCGCCACCATCAAAATATAATAAGATGTTAAAGTTAGGTATATCAAAAGAAGCGGTTGAACAAAAAATTAAAATAGATTCAATTAAAGCAAGTGACCTACAAAATGTTGTCCTTAAGAAAACTAACTTACAAAAAAATAATAAAAAGAAAAAAAGTAAATATATGCCTTCTTTAGATGAAATACGGTTTGCATTACAATCATTACAAAGAATTAATTAAAATATTGATTATATTATAAATGCCTCGTAAATCTGCTCGTAAACCTGCTCGTAAATCTGCTCGTAAATCTGCTCGTAAACCCGCACGTAAATCTTCAAGAAGGATGGTTAAAAGGGCCTCAAGTATTCTCTCTTCTTCTTATGGAATTTCGAGTAAAAAGAGTAAAAAGAGTAAAAAGAGTAAAAAGAAAACAAAAAAACATCCACCAATTCCACCAAATATTAAGGGAAAGAAAAAAAAATCCAAGGTTTCAATGCAAAGTGAAATGGATTCTTTCTTAGCGGGTATTGATTCAAAACCTTCAAAACCTTCGGAACCTAAGAAAGCTTCAAATTGGGTTCAACATGTTAAGAATTATTGGGAAGAAAGGAAACAACAAGATCCAGACTATAAATATAAAGATGCAATGAAAGATGCGAAAAAAACTTGGAAAAAATAAATTTAAAGAATTAATATAATTGTTTTTTAATAATGATAGGGACTTTTGAAAAAGTAGAAACATCATCTGATGAATCAGAAGAAACAGGTTCATCTGATGAAGAAATAGATTATCAAAAACAAACACACTTTATGAATATGACTACACTTAGTGATTATGAAACAAACCGCGATACACTTTATACAAAAGATATTTTAAAAAAAAGAATTGTGATCGATTCACATAATTACTTTCAACCCGGTGATTTTAATACATCTAATTTTACAGTTGTTTTTGACTTTGATACAGATGCTGGATCATCACTAGTTACTACAAATTATGATATTTACCATAATGTTATCGGATTTCGTCTAGTACGTACAACTATACGTACACCACCATATAATATTAATTCAACAAATAATATTATAAAATATAAAAAGTCAGGCGATGATACTGTTTATTCAATTACAATTAATCAAGGGGTTTATAATATGACTAATATCTCTGAAGTTTTTCAAAAATATCATGGTTCTCTCTTTGCCGCAACACCAACGAGTGATACTCTAACGGTTGACAAAAGTAAATATTCACAATATGTCGAATATAGTGATCCTTCTATAACTGCCGGTACATATGAGAATTCAGTATTTACACCCAGTAATGGAACATTTTCTTTAACATTTATTGGTGAAACATCTACATCTTCAACATCAACAAATGGAAAAAAATCAATGATTTTTGAAATTAAATATAATGGTTCAGAAGAAATAACATTCTTATGGGATTATGATAATATTACTCGTGGTACAGCCCGTTTATTTGGTTTTTTACCGACAAAACAAACAACTGTAAATCAAATGATATACTCGGATAGAACTCCTGATGTATCAACTCATTTTGTTGATTTAGTAATTCCAGAAATTCCAAGTATCGGTTGTAAAAGGAATTCATCTGGTAGAGATATTATTGAAAGGATTCAATTAAAAGCTGGACACGGTGAATATCTTCATTATGGAGTTAATGTAGATGAATCAAGTAGCCAACACTTTTTTTCTCCAATAACATTACATCGTCTAAATATTCAACTATATTCAGTAAATAATGTTTTATATGATTGTAATAATTCAGATGTATCTTATGAATTTGAATTAACAATGGTCAAAAATAAAAGGTTATTAACTTAAAGATATAATTCACATAGAAACTAAATTATATGAAAATAATAATCATTGGCGGTGATGGATTCTGTGGTTGGCCAACTTCATTACACCTTTCAAAAAAAGGTCATGATATACTTATTCTTGATAACCTATCACGTAGAAAAATTGATATTGAAATAAATACTAGATCATTTACTAATATTTGCTCAATTCAAAAAAGAATTCAAACTTGGAATTCACTCAATGATTCAAAAATAGAATTTAAATTAATTGATGTAGCAAAAGACTATCATAAATTAAAAACAATTATACAAGAATTTAATCCAGATTCAATTATTCATTTCGCAGAACAAAGATCAGCCCCATATTCGATGAAAAATGAAGATACTCGTAATTATACAGTGAATAATAATCTAATGGCAACACATAATATATTAAATAGTATTATTGAAGTAAATAAAAATATTCATCTTGTCCATTTAGGTTCAATGGGTGTCTATGGTTATGGAACTATTTCAGATGTAATTATACCAGAAGGTTATCTAGATGTTAAAATTAAAAATAAAAATGGACAAGAACAAATAATGAATATATTACATCCTTCTTATCCTGGAAGTATATATCACCTTACAAAAACCCAAGATGCTCTATTTTTTCAATACTATACCAAAAATTGGGGTATTAAAATAACAGACCTACATCAAGGTATTATTTGGGGACTACATACAGAAGAAACTAAACTACATCCAAATTTAATTAATCGTTTAGATCAAGACTCAGATTATGGAACCGTTTTAAACCGGTTCCTATTACAATCCGTATGTAATGAACCATTAACTATTTATGGAACCGGTGAACAAACAAGGGCATTTATCCATATACAAAACTCAGTTGAATGTATTCATATTGCAATTGAAAATCCTCCACCAATGAATGATAAAGTAAAAATATTTAATCAAATGACAGAAACAATTCAATTAAATAAATTAACATCAATTATTCAAAAGATATACCCAGATACTACACTTCAATATATCAAAAACCCAAGGAAAGAACTAATAAAAAATAATCTTGAAGTTGAGAATAAACAATTTTTAGATCTTGGATTAAAACCAATATATCTTCGTAATGAAAATTTTATAAAAGAAATTTATAATGAATTAACAAAATTTAAAGGAAATTTTAAGATAGAATCGTTACAACCTTCATCCTTTTGGTAACTACTTAAATAAAAATATCTTTAGTTATTCAATGAATAAAATTGATTGTATTTATATTCTTAATCTTAAAAAAGAAAGGGAAAGATTAAAACAATGTCTCATGTTACTCGCAGATGAAGAAATCTATATTCCAATTAAAATATTTCCAGGGATACATTGGAGAAGCGAACAATTTAAAAATGAAGTTTATGAAAAAGTAGTTACCTATTCAAAAAAATGGCAAGAAAATGATGGAAATCCAATGAAATATGGACAAATTGCAGGTAGTTACTCACATATTAGAATATTACAAGATGCATTAAGAAATAATTATCAAACAATCCTTATGTTAGAAGATGATGTCTACTGTAATAATATAGGTGATCTACAAAAGGAAATCAATAAATTTCATAGACTCATAAGGGTACATAATGATTTTGATCTTTATTATATAGGTCGTGAAAAAATTCATCCAAACGAAGAACAAAATTATAAAGATACAGAATATATTATCCCAGGTTATAGTTGGAATGCCCACGCAGTAATATTCTCAAAACAATGTATTCAAAAACTATTGAATACAAGTATCCTACATAACTTAATACCATTTGATGAATTCTTACCACTTTGTTATGGAGATAGTAATTGTAAAAATTTAAAGTATTTTCAATCGTTATTTCCAAAAATCATTAATGCAGTATCTTCAAATGATTATAAAAAAGTTTATCAATGTTTATATGAATATTCTAGATATAAACACCTAATTAAAGAATATACAACAACTGATATAGATAATTCAGATTATGTTAATAAACAAACGATACATTAATAAATTTTGTACCACTTGTTACTGGTAAACCTTCATGATAATGTGTTATTCGGCCAGGATGAATTAAAGCATATCCTTTTTTATTTCGTATTTTATGATTCTTTTTAATAAATTTTACTTCTCCACCTTCATATTCATCATTTAATGATATATTAATTGTATATGATGATGAATCATGATGAGGTCCTAATTTATAAAATCCACCATACTCATATTTTACTACAAATCCTATATTTAATGAAGTTGTAAGGAAATCCCCCCAATGATAGGAAACAATTGGAGCAATATAAGTTTTAATTATCTTTTCCCATATTTTATGGAAATTTATCTCAGTAAAATGAATATCATTTGAGGGGACATTTTCATAACCTATCCTTGTATCATTATTTGATGCACCAGACCATTTCCCATATCCTTCACACATCTGAATTAATTCCTTACAAAAAGTGTCATTTACAATTGGAAATTGAAGGACATCATTGATTGGTTCCTCAATTGGTAAATAATTATAATTATTAATTGATTTAATAAATATAGGATCAAAATACTTTTCTAAATATTTTTCACGTGTATCATTATTATAATCCAAAAGTGTTAAGTTTTCTTCAATTTTTTTAAACATTAATTTCAAACATATCTTTTGATTCCAAATTCCACTCTTCATAGCTGTCTCAGATATCTCATTAAAATTTGTGCCATCAAATACAATACTACTATTATACTTATAATAAAATACATCCTTCGTTCCATTATTATCAACTAAGTATTTAGTTTGTTTATCTTTTTCTTTTATATTATGTGGTACCTCTATATCCCACAAGGTAAAATTATTTTTTTTTTTATCATTATCATATAATGAACTATCGGGTGTTAACCAAATATATGAAATAAAATGTGAAGGATAAGAACTAAATGATTCACGTTTACATTCTGTATCATATCTTATAAATTGTCCATAATCAAACTCAGTATTTTTTAAACTTTGAGGATATTTTTCTATTAATTGATTAATTATATCATCTATTTCAGATATAGGTAACTTATTATTCCTAAATTGAAATGTTTCATATCCACAACCATTTTGAATTGTTTTATATTGACATGTTAACGCAAACCCTCTTAACTGATTTAATAGATCTTCATCTAATATATTTTCTCTATATACACTATCCCCTTCATCTTCAACTTCTTCAATTTCTATTTTCTTAATTTCATCTTCACCGATTGGTTCTTCGATATCTTCTATATGCCCTTCTTCATCATATAATAAACCATACTTCTTTTCATTACACGTATATAAGAAAATATTTGAGGAACGACAATTCTCACAAAATGACATATCACATCCTTTCGAAGGCTCAAATCCACGCGAATAAAATCCACGTATCTTATCAAGTATCTCAGATTTAATTAAATAAATATTATTAATGTATGAAGCATTCCAACACCCTTTGTGTCTATCTTCAATAATATCAAAATAATTAAATGACTCAGTATACCATCCATCCACATTAACTTCACCCCAAAAATTAGTCCAATTCTTATTACCTAAACGTAACAAAGGTGATACAATTAACTTATTATATTCCATTAATTCAGTTATAATATTGATACTCCCTATCATACAAATTGTATCTATATTCAAATAATAATCATAATCACCATTAATACATTCTTCAATTGAATTATCCCTTATTGTATATTCATTATCTTGTGACCTTATTTTTTTTATATTTATCTCTCTATACCCTATGAATTCATCATTATTTATTATTTCATTTAAATAAATATTAATACTTATTTTATCTTTTGGATAATCTAACTTCTTTATTCTCTTTATAAAATCAGATAAATTATGGTCCGTTTTTTTATAAATAAATAAATAAATATTTTTATCCTTTTTACAAGGTAGTTTTGAACCACGATATTGATAGGTATTATTCCACGTTTTTAAAAGATAATTACAATAATTATTGAATCTAACTTTTACATTACTCGAACCATTTCCATGATAATGACAAGGGAATGTATGATACAAATTATTCTGTAAACGATTAGTATCAAAAATAATCTCTAAATCATCTGTATCATTACAACTTGTCTGAAATATTTCGCACTTTGTATCTATTTTTATATGATTAATAAATTTTTCATATCTTGAATGTATTAAGTATTGATCGTCATAACTGTCTTCAAAATCGACATCAATTATTTCTCGGATTATACCTACTTTACCAATAAAACCACCGCTATTAATATATTTATAAGGGCCTTTATCTTTGAATATAGGCTCCATTGACTTATTAGGCCAACAAGTCTTCTCTCCAGCAAAAACAACATCAGATTCAAAATTTTTATATTTTTTCATAATATCATTTTCACCAGATAAAAATATTACATCATAACTATCTGAAAAAAATATGATATCATCAGAATCATATTCTTTTAACTCCTCTTTTAATAAATTTAATTTCATTCCACCACCTGGTCCAGCAGACATATTACCTCCAGTCCATTCATAATCTAAACCCAATACCTTATAACGGAGGCCAAAATTATTACAAGAATGGATAAACCTCTCTAATGGTTCGTTCTCATCTGTAGCTACAGTTAATATAAGTAACTCTGATTTATTATTTGATAAATAAGAACAAATCTCTGTATCACTATACTTGAACGCATCACGTTCAGGGAATATAATATTCTTATGATATGATTTAATATCAATTCTTGTTTTATATTCTTTTTCATAAGTAGATAAAGTACTTGTTTTACCTATAATCTGTAGAAACT